GCACTAGGCTCAGATGGTGAGGCTGCTTTTAACGTTGCGCTACGACCTACTCTAGACAAGCCCAATTCAAAAGCCATCTTTATCTCCACACCTCGTGGTCGCAACAACTGGTTCTCTCAATTCTGGAATCGTGGATTTGACCCCAACTTTCCAGAGTGGGTCTCGTTGCAGTCGGACTATTCGGAGAACACTCGCATGGCTGAATCGGATGTGGCTGAGGCTAGGAAGTCAATGTCGCGTGCAGAATTTGAGCAAGAATACCTGGCATCGTTCACAGTGTTTGAGGGTCAAATTTACAGCTTAGCACAGTCCGATGTGGTGGAACCACCAGTGGGGTTACTGGGCGAAGCCATTGCTGGCTGTGACCCTGGTTATCGAGACTACACAGCGTTTTGTGTTATTGTCTACGAGCCGGTTTTGGACACATTCTGGATTGTAGACGAGTACTTGGAAAATGAGGCCACCACTGCTCAACACGCTGAAAGTTTCCGTGAGTTGTGCGCCAAGTGGTGTGTAGAAACAATCTTTATTGATTCGGCCGCTGCACAGTTTGCCTCGGACCTGGCCTACATCTACGACCTGGCTTCAACCAAAGCTAAAAAGGACGTGTTACCAGGTATTGCATATGTGCAAACACTGGTAGCACAGGGCCGCTTAAAAGTAGCTCCTCATTGCACACACTCATTAGCGGTGTTTGACCAGTATCGCTGGGATACTAAGGAAGGTTTACAGCGTGAACGTCCAAAGCATGATGAGTACTCTCACATGGCTGACGCGATTCGTTATGCTCTTTATACATATACTTTGTAATTAAACAGTCTGTCCCACCAACCAAGATTCTTTAATCTCTGCAACTCGGCTTTTTTCTTTAACAAACTCTCGCTGAAGTCGTTGGCCAAGTCGACCATTTCAATGTAGTCTTTGTCCATAATATAGCCTTCACTACGCAGCTCCTCTAGCTCAGACTCCGCTTGAGCTTGCAGCATCTGCGCTTTTTGAATCTCGCGCTTAGATTCATGCAACTGATCTAAATGCTCAAAAGTACTTTGTTGTAGGAGTTCTTTTGATTCGTTGATTAAGATAGCTACAGCATCGGTTCGATTTACCTGTGGATAAGTTGTATTAAGCATATCTGGTCCTTTTAGTTGGTAGATCAGTAGTTCTTCTAAAATATCAATGTGATCTTTGTGGCAATCAAAGATCACCTCGGTTTTTGGTAGTCCACAGCGATCGTACTCCAGCTGCATTGGTCGTGCAGCCTTGCCTGTGGCAAATTTATTAAAGTGCTGTTTCCAGCGGGTTTCCAAGTCTAGGCTTTTGCCTACGTAGTATTTGCCGCTAGAAAAGGTTAGTCGGTATATTCCTGAAGCCATATTTACCCTTAAAAAATCCATTATACCGGTTTAGACTCGAACTGTCAAGTCTGAGCAAATACCTGCACAAAAAATTATGGTATTGACATTTTTGTGCTAACCAGGTATAATACTAGTAATCTCAAGAGGTCCAATTAAAAAATGGCCAAGAACACAAACAAACGCATTCCCGTTAAGTGGGTTCGCGATCGTGCCAAGGCAGCGTACGATAAAAAAACCGAGTGCTTTGTCTGCGATACTACCAAAGACCTGGAACTTCATCATCTACATTCAATCACAATCTTACTAGAAACGTGGGCTGCGCGAAAAGGTTACGACATATCAACAGACGAAGGCATTTTAGCTGTTCGTGATGAATTTATTGCTGAGCACCGCGTAGAGTTATATGACCAGGTTTACACCCTATGTAATCCGCATCATGTAGCACTGCACAGTATTTATGGTAAAGCACCGGCAGTAGGTTCAGAAGCAAAGCAGCAGCGCTGGATTGAAATACAGCGTGAAAAGCACGTTCATGGTGATAAAGCCGTTCCCATTCAAACACACAACTCATTTTTCTCAAGGTTTATTTAAGGGAAACTATGAGTTGGATAGCAAAATCACAAGACTGGATTCGCACAAAGCTGAACCCAGCACAGGAACGTATCTCGCAAGAAGCCGGTACACAAGTTGGTACAGATGCAAAATTAACTTACTTCCAAAGCTTTCAAAAGCTGGAGTCAGTTAATCGTAGCGTTAGCTTGTTGGTAAATGCCGCAAGCAGCCTAGACTACGATATCAAAGATAAAGTGCATGATGGCATTGTTGTAGGTATTCGTCAAAAGACGCTTAATACACTACTTAACTTTCGCCCAAACCCGTATCAATCGGCACAAGATTTTCGCAGCGCACTATTCACAGACTTTATCTTAGAAGGCAACGCCTTTGTACACTTTGACGGTACTTTTATGTACCACCTGCCTGCAGACAAAGTTGAAATAATGACTGACCCAAAAACCTTTATCAAAGGTTTTCGCTACAACGGAATAGTAGACTTCAAAGAATCCGAAGTTTTTTACTTCAGAGACTTGAGCAGTGATTCAATCTATCGTGGAAGCAGCCGACTGGAGTCAGCTGATCGTAGTGTCAAACTGCTGTATTCAATGCAGCAATTCCAAGAAAACTTCTTTGATAACGGTGCAGTATTTGGATTGGTACTAACCACTGACAATACATTATCACAAGTTGCAAAAGAAAAGACCATTGCTTACTGGCTACAAAAGTACAATGTAAAGAATGGTGGCAAGCGTCCAGTTATCCTGGATAGTGGCTTAAAGCCGCATCAGCTAGCCGAAACAAACTTCAAAGACATGGATTTTGATACTTCAATCAAAACTCATGGCGAAAAAATCATGCAAGCAGTTGGTGTTCCGCCCATCTTGTTGCAAGGCGGTAACAACGCCAACATCAGCCCAAACTTACGTTTATTCTACTTAGAAACAGTACTACCAATTAATCGTAAATTTATCAGTGCTGTTGAGCGTTATTTTGGCTACGACGTAGAAGCTATTACCAGCTCCGTTAGTGCGCTACAGCCTGAATTAAAAGATATTGCTGCGTATCATAGTACGTTAGTAAATGCCGGCATTATTACTCCCAACGAGGCTCGTGTTGAGCTGCGTTACGAGTCAAAAGCTGGTAACGATGATTTACGAATCCCTGCAAATATTGCAGGTTCAGCCGCAAATCCTAGTACTGGAGGACGACCCGCCTCCGCTAAGGAATAACACAAAGGGGTATTATGGTAGATAAAAATAAAGTGCTGTTTTTAAACAGTTCTTTTACTAAGAGTGAACCTCTACCAACTGCTGACGGCAAAATTGACAGCGTGACCATCGAAGGTTACGCTTCAACCAATGACGTTGACAGACACGGTGACATTGTTCCAGCTGCGGTGTGGCAAAAGGGTATTGAGAATTACTTGAAAAATCCAGTAATTCTTGCTTACCACGACCACAGTGAACCAGTTGGAAGAATGACAGACCACCGCGTCGATGAGAAAGGCTTGTATGTAAAAGCAAGAATTTCTGCAGCAGCTGAGGATGTTTTCAATCTTGTAAAAGACGGCGTGCTAACCGCCTTTAGCATTGGTTTCCGTATCGTTGATGCGGAATATAATTCAGCCTTAGAGCTGTTTGTTGTAAAAGAACTGGAACTACACGAAATATCCGTTGTGTCTGTACCAGCAAATCAAAATACACTATTTAGTCTTTCTAAGGCGTTTGACACGGCCGAAGAATTTAAGAGTTTCAAAATGCAATTTGCTAACCCAAGCGACTCAGCTAAAGGGCTAGAAGCCTCCGGCGATGCAAAAAGCGATATCACAAAGGAATTGGAAATGACTCCAGAAGAACTACAAAAAATGTTGGCCGCTGCCGCTGAGCAAGCCACTAAGTCCCTGCTAGCTGCTCAAGAAAAAGCTGCTGCTGAAAAAGCACTTGCTGACAAAGAAGCTGCTGACTTAGACGCAAAAATCAAGGCTGCTGTTGCCCTAGCAACACCAACCACAACCGGTGCTGAAGCACTAATGGCCGAAGTAGAGAAGCGTTTCGCTGCTCAAGCTGACGAAACTAAATCTGTTGTTGCAGGTCTAGAAAGTGCTCTAAAAGAGAAGGCTGCTGAACTAGAAGCCATTCAGAAATCACGTATGACTTTCACAGACGGCAAAGCCGGCGAAATGTCTTATGCTGACAAAGAGAAGGCCGTTATTCTTGCAAAAATGGCAGGTAAAGCTCTAGGCGACACTAAGTTTGGTCAAGAAATGATCCAAAAATACGGTGCTCACCTACCAAGCGATACATGGGAACTAGAAGTATCCACTAACATGGAAAACGAAGTTCGCCGTCGTTTAGTTGTTGCTCCTAACCTGCGTGGTATTACTATGCAGACCAACATTATGACTATTCCTGTGAACCCAGAAGCTGGTGTTGCTACATGGATGGCTAACACAGCGTTTGGTACAACAGCAAGTGCTGGTAACGAAGCTACTCATGCACTAAAAGAAATCACTTTGAACGCGTATAAAGTTGCTACAAACGAATACGTTGCATACGAAGAAGAAGAAGACAGCCTATTGGCCATTATGCCTGTTATCCGTGACGCCATGGTTCGCCGTGTTGCTCGCGCTGTTGACCGTGCTATGCTACGTGGTGCAGGTACAGGCAGTGACCCAGTTAAAGGCTTGGCAACTTACGATGCAGTAAGCGCCGTTACTCTAGATATCAGCGATGCTGCTAAAATGACTGTTGCTAAGCTACAGCAAATGCGTCGTGACCTAGGTGCCTGGGGCCTAGATCCTTCAGAACTAGTTTACATCGTAAGCACAGAAAACTACTACGACCTGTTAGAAGACACAAACTTCCTAACTGTTGACAAAGTTGGTAATCAAGCCACTCTGTTAACTGGTCAAATCGGTGCAGTTGGTAACACACCAGTTATCGTAAGTGCTGAGTTTGCAGATAAGGCTGCTGACGCTGTTGGCGCAATCTGTTTCAACCCAGGTAACTTCTTGGTTGGTAACCAACGTGGTCTACGTGTTGACACACAAGACTTGGTAGAGACACAACGTCGTGTTATGGTAGCTAGCCTACGTACTGGCATGACTCAAGTTACAACAAACCTAGGCGGTGCAGTTTCCGCTCTACGTTACGTAGCTTAATCTCCTAACAAGACCCTTCGGGGTCTTGTTTTATAAGTGTACTGTGGTGCACTTATAAAACAAGAAAGGTATGCTAAATGGGAGCAAATTTAATCACAAAAGCGGAATATAAAACCTACGCTGGCATCACCTCAACAAATCAAGATGCAGAAATAGATCTTTTAATTCCAAAAGTATCTGAGCTAGTAAAGTCTTATTGCCGCCGCACTTTCGTTGACTATTTCGACGAAGCAAAATCAGAAGTATTTGATGGTGGGTTTGGCAGTTTAATACTAAAAGAAACACCAGTTACACAAGTAGTATCCGTACAGCGTAGCTTAGATTATGGTCAAACGTATACAAAACTAACTAAATTTGTAGACTGGGTACAGTCTGGAGATTACGTTGTTTGTATAGATCCACGCGGATTTCAGCCACTGCTTAACGGTTACAAAGTAACGCACTTTGCAGGATACGAGATCGTACCAGCAGATTTAAAATTAGCAGTAATGGACTTAGTTACTTATTACCGCAAAAATGATGGGGCTATCCACTCAAATAAAGCGCCCGGTACTAATGCAGTACAAATCGAATATATTTCAACTACTAGCCTTCCAGCACATATTAAGCGGGTTCTAGATTTATACGTAGCGGACTATACCTAATGGCCTCAGTAGTAACTTTAGACGATATAATCGGGGACTTTAACAAGGATCTGGTAGATATATTTAAAAAAGACTACCGCCAAGTATTAGATCAAAGAATAAGTGTTCTTGATCTGTCTTATGAAGCATTAAAAGTAAACGTTTACAGGAATACTAAGTCACATCTAGATGCTTACAACTCAGCGTATGAGACACTATTAAAAGTACTAGACAGGCAAGCTAAGAGAAAATACACTTCCTTGGATCAAGTACCTATAGGCTACTTTCAGCAAAAGAACTTTAGTTACGTATATATTGACAACGGTAATAATAATCGTTTTATTGTTGCAAATAGTTTCGGAGCACTAGATACTTTAGTTCGTAATCTATCAAGAGACCCTGAGCTGGTTAGAACCAGTTTTGGTACTAATACAATTTTTAAAGAAAAAAGAGATAGTAAGAATAGGCCTACTGGGGACTACAGTAAGTCTCAACGACGTAAGTCTGATATCGGGCATATTGCTACTGAAGGCGAAGAGAATTTAAT